GCTCTCTCGGTGATTGAGGCTGGTCTCAATCCACTTTCATCACTGACGCAGATCCCTGAAAATTTTTTGAGGTCTGCTGGTGTTAATTTAAACCTCCCAGATCTCAATCCTTTTCCTGAGATTCGCGTTCCAGGCACATTGGATCGCGGCGCTCCACTTGATCCAACTGAGCGCGGACGAGCGGCGCGCCGGAAGCAGGACGAAGACCTGAGTCAGGACTTACTTCCATTCGAGTTGCCGCTTCTCGGTAATGTCACACCGTCTGGTCTTTTACGAGTAGCTGCCGATCCGCTCAATGTCATCCCACTGCCGGTAGGGCTTGTAGGTAGGGTGGCAGGCGGCGCGGCAACGCGCACAGGAGTTAGGGGCGCAACTGAGCGTGTTGTTGGCTCTGCTGGGCGTGCTATATTTCCTCTTGGTTCGCGCAAATCAATACCAGGACAGGCGCTGTCAGCGGCACGCGGCGGAGTAGATGCCGTCAAGGTTGCGGGGCCAGCAGCGGGCGCGATCAAGGCGGGGGCGCGACGCGTCGTGACTCGGAGTCGCCAAACACTGCCCGAAGCAACGATTCGCAAATTCCCGAACTTAATTCGTGCTAATAGCGCAGAGGACCTTGGAAAGAGCTACCGAGCGTCCATTGACGCCCAAAGGAGCCTTCAGACAGGGATCAAGAATCGCATCCCAGGGCTCAAGAATCGCATCCCGGACCAAATTCAGAGCACCTTCAATCGAATGCGTCCACTTCTGCGGAGCACGGACATCACAAATGATGATTTGTTGGGCTTAGGCTCCGAAGTAAGGCGCATTTCCAACGCACAAGAATCCCTTGTTAACTTAGCAGCCAACGACTTCGGTCGCTTAATGAGCATTGCAAAAATCTCAATCCGCCCCGGTGCGCGACAAGAAACCACGGACGGAGTAACACGGTACTATGATGAAGTCTTGCAGAATGGGAAACAGATTATTGACCCGAAAACAAATAAAGGGATGGACTTCGAGACGCTGGTGAAAAAACGTCGAACTCCAGGCGTGCAAGAAAAATTGACGCCTGCAACCATCGAAATGATGGAAGTGCTGGATGGGTATCTCTTAGAAACAAACGACTTTTTGCTTCAACGCGGACTGACAAAGCGTGAGGTGCTTGACACCGCATTCGAGGATTATTTCCCACGCCGTGTGATTGGAAAGAACGGCAATGACGAGATTCTCAGCGGGTCTTTCAATCTGACTACCGGACAGCGCATTGGCCCCAAGGTAGGACGCGCCTCAGTATCGAGCCTGGACCGCAAATTCCAGTATTCCTCCCAGGCGGTTCGGGCAGGATTCAATCTGGAGAGCAATCCGGTGAGCGTGCTGGAAACTTACATGCGTGGGACCTTCCACGAAGGCCTTGATGACTACGTCGAGACGATGGTGCAGTCGATGGTCTCGAAGCCTCTTCGCACTGCACTCAATGAAGCGGAAGAACGTTTTGGTCGCAAGCTCACGAGCGAAGAGATCGAGTCGATCACGAAAGCCAATGCGCCGAGCGGAGGGGTCGGTACGATCAAAATTGGTGGTACCACAGTCAGCGCAGATACTGGAAAGGCCGTGTTCGACGAGCTTGGTCTCGGTCTTGAACAAACGGCGCTCGGAAACATGGGCGCGAAGCTCGATGCGTTCAACAACATCTTCCGACCGCTGATGGTGACAGGTGACTTAGCTGGAGCCATGATTCAGGGTGGGATAAACGCCTTCGCGAACACCGCTGGGTGGATGAAGGCAATGGGGATCGCAACGTTCTCGCTTGCTGATCCGCATATTATGGAAGGGTGGGCGCGACGCAATGCGGACCTCATTGACACGGGGATTGATCGCTTTGGTCTGATCCAAGTGGGGGACAACGCAGGAAGCGAATTCATCTTCAAAGCCCCGGCACGGGTTCGCAAAGTAGCGAACTGGGACAATACGTTTGGGAGTGCGGTACGAGCCGGAGGAAAACCGTTCAAATTCGCCAATCTTCATTTCTCTCGTTTTGGAAATGTGCTGCGCACGGAAAATCTTCGTGCAGTCCTCAAGCAAGAAGAGCTAATAGGGCGGCAATTCACTGCGGACGAATCTCTCGCGATTGGCAAAGTCCTCAACAACGCGACTGGCGTTGGAGAAAAAGGACTCTTCGGGAAGGGTGACAGCGCTGTCGTTTTTGCACCGCGCTTCTTTCGATCACAGCTTGATCTCATCACCAATGCAGTCGTGGATGGAACTGTGGCTGGAGACTTGGCGCGCGAACAGCTCAGTCGCTTCTTCGTCCTGGGTACCATGACGACCAAATTCATCAACGATGCAGCGGGAGAAGAGACAATCTTTGACCCATCGGATCCGAACTTCCTGCGCATTCGGGCGTTTGGTGCTGACATTTCAATCTTCGGACCTTACGACACACTCTTTCGGGCTGTGGGCAAGATTCCAGATCAAGGAGTCGTCGAGGCGGCAAGTCAACTCGCACAAGGCAAGGCATCACCCGCCATCTCGCAACTCCTTGATCTGTGGAAGGGTGAGACATTCAGCGGTCGTCAGATTGGCTTCGACTCTCTTGATGAAGTGGCCGGACTTGTCGAAAACCTCTCAATCGGACAGGCTCCCATCTCCATCGTGGGTGGCGTAGAGGCAGGACTTGAAGCCGCACGCGGCGAAATTAGTACTGGTTCGGCCATTGGTCGCGCCGGACTCGAAATTTTAGGGGCGAAACTTTCCCCCCTCTCACTGAGTGACAAGCTCAAGGCGGCACGGAATACGGCAGCACGCGTGGTGTCGAATGGTGAAGTGGGCGATTACGCCGCGCTGGTCAATCGGGTCGGCGCAAGTCGTGCTCGCGAACTGACGCGCCAAACTGCGGATGTGCAGAAATTCGAGGCGGAGCGCACGAAGCGCAACCTGGAGAAGGCGGCGGAAGGTAACGACAGCTTCGAGGACTACTTCGCGAGTCTGGAATCGATCAATGAAGAATCGCACCGTCGAGAGCGGGAATTGGAGCAGGCTGTCCTTGATGGAGGTGCAACTGGCACACAGTTTCGGGAGGCTCTCAAAGAGTTGAACATCGCGCGACGCGGGGCGGTCAGCGCGATTGCTGATCAGTTCGCGCCGGTCATCGCGGGCTTCTCACAGAGTGAGAGTCCGGTTGACATCGCCACGTCGCAGTTCTATGAACTGATGGATCAGGCACGCGACCCGACCGGCAAGGTGGACCAAGGCTACTTCGATGTCCTGCTGGAAGGATTCGAGCGCGAGATTGGCTCGAAAATGTTCGCAGCGGTGGAAGGCAACACAGGTCGCCAAGCAGAAACGGACCTGGGTAACGAATTGCGTCAGGCACAGAAACTTCTCTCTGACTTCTTCAGCGCACGCGAGGGGTTCTTCCAGAGTCTCAAGCAGGGAGATCCGCAGTTGGCGCAGTTTCAATCGTTCTCACAACTGGAGACCCAGCTCAGAATTACTGCGATGCAGATCGATCCGCGTAACCCGGACAGAGCAGAGAGGCGTCTGCGGAATCGAATCCGCGCATTGCGCCGTATTGACAGCCTGACACGCCGCTACCGAGCACAGATGAAGCGGTCTGATCCGCGTATCAGCATCGCCCTGGATCGCTTCTACAGCTAGACAGTCACGAACTCGCCCCGTAGACTTATCGAAAGCTTCTATAGTCAGCCGACGCACCTATAGCGCCTGCTTATCGATGGGATGCAACTCATGGTGACTGAACAGTCCGACGCCGCGACGGAACCGACCCAAGACGCAACGCCCGAGCCCTCGGCCCCGGCACCCGACGTGGAGACCAATCCCGACGCATCGCCCACTGAACCAGCGCTAGAGCCGACGCCAAGTGAAATCATGGAGACCCTCAAGGCAGTGCAGGGCCAAGCCCGCAAAGCCGAGCAGGTTTCCATCGATCTTGCGAGGCGGCTCGAAGATTCGGATCGGAAGCGAGACTCCGGTTTCGCCTCCCTCGTGTCGGTGCTTGATGACGAGCCCGCCACGCCTCTGGCAGTAACGCCCGAGGATCAGTCGAAGCCTTCCAAGATGGAACGCTTCCAAGCTGAGCAAAATGCTCAGGCCGTGAGCCAGGAAACCGATTTTAACCAGGCCGATGCGCAGCGCCAGGGCGACGAAGCTCGACAGATGCTCATCCTTCAGGGTCGAATCGAAGGCCTGATCGCCGCAAGCGATCTCGAGGTGCAAGATGTCCTCAATATGCAGCAGGCGGCTGCCGCAATGGGGGATTCCAGCTTGCATCCGATGGCTCAAGACGTTGCCGCGCTCGAAAACGAGTGGAGACAGCGCCTAATTCCTGAGATCAAGCGACGCAAGGCTGAAAGCACACAATCCGTGGGATCGGGTGATCTAAACAACAGCGGCCCTCAGGGCACACCCCCGACCCCGTCAACGACGGGTGCAGCCGGATTCAAGACATTCAGTGATGTCGAGACAGCCTTCAATGAAGATCGCATCGACACCACTCGGATGATTGAACTGGCAGAGAAATTTCCCCAGGGGCGTGCAATGCTGGAACGGCTGCGACGTAGCTAAGAAAGATATTTTCAGCAATGGCAGGCGAAACTGGCGTAACTCGTACAACCGAGTTGAACGAACTGGTCAAGCGCGCTGTAACTGCTGCTCGATTCACGCTCCAAGGCAAGGCGTTCGTTCGGAACACGCTGACTGACAAGCAGAACTTGCCCGGAAACACCGATACCTCTCTCAAGGTGCCGAAGCTCACGCAGGTGGAAGCTTTTGCCCTGACTGAGGGCGTGGACATGACGCAGGCGCAACGTGTCAAAGATAGTGTGGTTACGATCACCCCCGAGGAAGTCGGGGTCCAAGTGATCATCACTGACAAGCAGATGCAGACTTCGAGCGAAGATTCCCGCACGAAGATCGGGCAGGTCATGGGTAATGCCATGGCGAAAAAGATGGAACGGGACACGATGGCCCTGTTCTCGGGATTCGATACAGACTTGGGATCTGCCGCCGCAGGATTCGATCACGACGACATCGGTCGTGGACGGTCGAACATTCGTGGGAGCACTGTGGAGCCGAATGACGGACGTACCGTCTGCGTGCTGCACCCCCATCACTCGTTCGACATCTATCAGGATCTGACTGAAGATCCGCAGGCGGGGACCGACACCTCTGTGTCGAGTATTCCGAGCGGGATGTCGCAAGACATTTACCGCGAACATCACCTCGGCAAACTGCACGGTACGGATCTCTTCGAGTCCTCGCTGATGGCAGTGGACGCGTCTGATGACGCGGTGGCTGCGGTGTACACCCCGGATGCGCTGATTACGGTGGACTTCAAGCCCCCGGCGCTGCGCCCGGAGCGTGACGAATCACGACGTGCGGTCGAACTGAACTTGGTATCTGACTACGGTCAGTCCGAATATTCCGGCATTTGGGGCTTCGCGATTACCGCTGACGCCTCGGCGCAGACGTAGAGGAAGGGAAAGACAATGAGCTTCCCCACTGATATCCAGGGTGCCGAGGGTGAGCAATTCAACACCTACAGCACGCAGACACAGGAATTGGGTCAGGCTCTCGTTCTTCGCGATGGGCGGAAGTTCCGCTACGTCGAGAATGGGGCGGCATTGCTTATTGTTGGCAATGTGATCCAGTCGGAAGCACCCGGAGCCAACTTTGACGAGTTGGTCACGGCGGCTGCCGCCGTGGGCGCTGAGTCCATTACGGTCACGACTGGTTCGACGGCGATTACGAAGAATCAGTTCAACCAGGGTTACCTCATGGTTGAGGACGATGCGGGCGAGGGCCATATCTATCGCATCACGGAACATGGCGCGACAGGAACGACGGCATCCGCTGAGATTCCGATTGCTGGGTCCGTAGCGGTGGCGCTGACTTCCGCGTCGACGACCTTGCTACTGAAGAGCCAGTACAAAGACGTGATCATCATGCCGACGACGGTTACTGGTCTCGTGATTGGTGTGGCGGTGGCTCCGATTGCCGCAACCCAGTTTGGGTGGGTCCAGACGCATGGCCCTGCTGCCGTCTTGACGGATGGCACAGTGGTCATTGGTCAGCATGTGCGGGCCTCTGATGGCACGGCAGGGACCGTCGAAGCCCTCGACCGTGATGGCTCGGCAGAGGACGAACCGGAATTCGGTTGGGTCATGTCCGTCGGGGCGACAACCGAACATAGCATGGTCTATCTGACTTGTGAGTAGATCAAGATCAGCGCCGGGCACGCTACGACGGTCACAACCGGGCTCGCCCCGGCGGCGAGCGACGCCGTTACCGTCAGCGCCCCGGCGACGATCGCCGACAAAACCGGGCTCGCCCCGGCGGCGATCGACTCCGTTACCGTCAGGTCCCGTGCGGCGATCGCCGTCAGCACCGGGCTCGCCCCCGGCGGCGAGCGACGCCGTTACCGAGCTTGCCGTCAGCACCGGGCTCGCCCCGGCGGCAATTGCCGTCACCGCCCCCCCCGGGGCGGCAACCGCCGGGCTCGCCCCGGCGGGGATCGCCGTCACCGAGCTTGCCCCGGCGGGGATCGCCGCCAGCACCGGGCTCGCCCCGGCGGACAGGGCCGGGCT